GTTGCATTTCCAGTAACAGGCAAAAGATCTAATAGACCTAGTCTTCTATATGGGTTAAATTCTGCATTCTTATATATACCAGATAAAACATTCTCTCTGCTTCCACTAACAATCTTCCCTTCTTCTATATCTTTCCACATAGGAGTATTATTGCTACTGTAATCTGTATATGTTGCAGTGATATATGTGATATCCCACCATGTAGGCTTTTCTGTAAATCCTAGCATTTCCCATGGGTGCGTATGTGGTCTTACAGTATCATAATAATACTGATACCATCCTCTCCAATGCCCAGGAGTTTCCGTTGAGCCCCTATAGTTCCAAGTAAACTCATTTGTTAAGTCATAAAAATCATTTGCTACTGGGTCTAGTTTATTTTCTTGTACCCAGTTATAATAGTTAAGGTTAAGTAAGTCGTTCCAGTCTTGTATTCCATAATCGTTTGATCTGAAATGCCCAGGTCTAACATTTATTTCGCTATAGTATCCTACACTATTATTTGTTCTAAATTCTGCTTTTGCTGAATTGTATATTCTGTTTTCAAACTCTATTATAATTTCATCTCTTCTATCGCCTAACGGAGAAGTTTTGGAACCATCATGTCCTATAATAACTGAAGTTGGTGTTTGAAAACTGTTGTCTGTTTCTTGAGCTGGTTGATATAGTGGATATAATCCCATAGCACTAGGTGTAGGTGGGCATTGAGCACTATCTCTTTCTGCGTCATAAAATTTAAATACTAATAAATCTCCAGTATTAAAATCACTAATACTAGTAAGATTTATAGTAATTGGGTTATAATTTGTTATTGTATAGTCTTTGTCTATGCATAGTAATGTTCTTGATGTTCCTCTGTCTTTATACACCAACATACTATTTTCTATTTTATCTAAATCTAAATAATTTATTGGAGTATATTCTGTTACAGAAGTATCTGTTACTGAAATATTTTCTTCAACATAGTTATCACCAAATGGGAGTAAGTATGTGGAGTTAAAAACAGTTCTTCCAACACTAAAAGAAATGACATTTCTTAAAACTTTTTCTAAAATAAACTCATTAGTAAAATCGTCAACGTTGTAATTGTTATAATAATTTTCTAATTCTTTTAAGAATCTTTTCTTATATCTAGAATACTCTCTAGAATTAAATCTTAATGAATCTACTAAATTATGTGATTGAGCGTCTAATAAGAACACACTTAACATTGTATCTTGCGTTGTTTGTACAATGTCAGTTGCGTGTCTATTTTGTTTATTTAGATTCACGAAGTTATTTACTGAGAGTACATTTCCAGTAAAGCCGTCCTGACCGCTCATATAATTAGTAAAGTGAGACAAATACTCAGGCTCAGATATAGTTGTTATTTCTGTATTTTTAGGATTTCCTCTCCAACTCAAAGGAAGCTCATATTTACTAATACTATTTTCGTAAATTAGTCCCGAGCTGGATTTTATACTAATGTCTATTAATGTGCCTTTTGCAAAATTAAAACTGTTAAACTTAATATATCCGTTTCCATCATATGTAAAGTCTGTATTTTTAACATTATCCACTTTTACTAAAATGTCGTATCCACTAGGGTTACTTGTATTTGTATTAGGAACACCACCACAAAAATAATTAATTTTAGCACTATCAACATCTGCAACCGTTAATTCAAAATTTGTATCAATTCGCTGTTCATGTTTTTTATCTGAGTTTTTAAATAATGTGTGATACTCATCTGTAGTTCTTAATAACTTATAATAGTAGTAACCTAATTGTTCTGTTTCCGTTGTTGAACCAAGTGGCGTATACTTATAAGTTAAAGTAGTAATATAGTTTTCATATTGTATTTCGCTGGAGCTCTTGAATGCTTTATAACTTAATGGGAAACCATATTCAACATCATTTGTGCCTGTTGCTTCTTTGTGAGCAAATATTTTATTACCAGTAAAATTATTTAAAGGATATAAGGTTTTATCTCCTAAAAATGTTTTATCATCTTTATATAAATTAAATAACGGTGCTGTAGATTTATTAGACTTCTGTTGTGCTAAAGTAAATCCTGTAGAACTAACATAGTATTCAGAACCAATATTTTTTAGACCTTTATGGATACTAACAACATCACCTTCATTACATATTTCAGCACTTGTAAAACTTACGACGCCTCCTGAAACGTTTAATGTAAAAATTTGTTTTGCTATGTCTTCACTTTCATTAGGAAAAATACAGCGATATGCTGGAGTAACACTAGCATTTATTTCAATACCATCTATAGATTGGCCTTCTGTTAATGCACTTGCCTGTGTGAATGTTAAATCTGAAATACTTAGATCAACATTTCCTTTATATGTTATACCATGATTATATAATTCTAAATCTGCATCGTATTCTAAAATAGGCCTAAGAGATCGCTTTCCTTTATTTGGTATTCTGTCGTTTGCATCTATATAGTTGTCTCTGTGGAACCAAAAATTGTTTCTGCTCCAAATATTATTGTTTACAGAACCCCTCTCTAAATGAATATAATCTTTTCCTGTTGTATATGAATATGGTGCTGATCTACTTACATTTCTGTTTACCAGTTTAATGCTTGTGCCGACACCTTCAACAATATAATCTACATCTTTTGATATTGTTGAGCTTATTATATAATCACCACTAAAGGTTACAACCATACCATTTTTAAATGCTGTCCCTCCTACAGGTGTAAAGTTAGTTTTTCCTATAATATCTTTTTCAACATCAATATAATTCGATACGTTTCCTGTAATACCTATTGAAGTTGGACCACTTTTATGTGTTATTGTGCCGCCTGATGTCCATGGTGAAAAACTTGTAGTATCTAATGGATTCCTTAAATCTTTATCTGTATATAATCTTAAAGTTCTAGAAGTAACTGTTTCAACATAATACGTCTGTCCGTTAATTTCAGTCATGCCACTAACACCAGTAATTGTTACCTTGTCTCCAGTATAGAAATTATGATCTAAATTTGTTGTAATGGTAGCCTTAGTGCTTTGTGTAATATCTGGGGTAAAGTTATAAGTATCAATTGATGTATCATTAATAAATGATAACCCAGATGTAAAGTTTCTATTTGCTATGTAATAATCTGTTCCATTTTTTATAACATCATTTGTTACATAACTATATTCTGCTGACCAATCTCTTACTGTGTGGCAGTTTGCAGATGTTTCTGGATCCCAATAATATTCCTGAAAGTTTACTAGTTTGTCTACATTAACAGGAGGTAAAAATGTTTTAAAATCACTTGAAAATATTTTATTTTGATTTACAACATTTCCACCATATATTTTGAGTGTGTTTATATACTCGTCATAAAATTTAAAGTTTTCACTTTCTCCTGATGTTAAATTTAAAGTATTAACAACTGGGCTTAGACTATAGAATTTTCTGTCAACAGTGGGTTCATTTAAGAATGCAAGACTAACATTATAGTCACTACTTGTCTTTTTACCTATAAACCCTGTAATTATCTCACTATTTGCCTCTGCAAATAATTGCTCTACTGTGCTTTCAAAAAAGTTCTTTACTGCTGTAGTTTGATTTACAACTGGTAATAATGTATATGTTTTATCTGCCATATTATCTGTCAGCTCTTAATGTTTGAGATGTTATTTTTTCAACTATTGAAATATCGTCAACAGTAGCAGTACTAAGGAATAACTCATTAGGCTCTGCTTTTACCTGGAATAAATCTCCAAAACTTCCTGATGTATTTTTAGGTAAAATTACTATACTTCCTACTGAGTTTCCTAAGTTTTGATGTATATAACTTGCTAATTCAGTAAAGTAAAAAGTTTCACCGAACTCCCAATTATCTGCATCAAAATATACTTTAAAAAGATTTATAACTTTTGATTTTATTTCATTATCACTTAAATTTGTACCAGGTAATTTTACTATTTTAAATTTGGCTTGATTAGTTGCGTCTGCATTTGAACCAAACAATGTTTTAAACTTAGCACTTTTATATACTATGGTATCACTAGCACTTTTAAATTCATTTAATTTTTCAAATTCATTTGCAAGTTCTTCACTTGTGGGTGCAAGTGGATATGGAGTACCAGGTACATTGATATATTTTAATATTTCTGTATAATATGTTTGTGTTAATACCAACATTTCTACAACATTACTGATGCTTGGGTCTATTCTAACGTCATTTGGTGCTGTATGATTCCACTTAATTATTACATTTTGAGGATCTCTAACTGCTGTATTTTGCGTAGAAGACCTACCTTGTCTAACAATATAATCGTTTGTTTCTATCAAAGTAACTGTATTACTATTCGTGCTACTTTTGGTCATTTGGTATACTTTTTTGTTTTCAGTAACATAAATTACTAACCCGTTATACCTTGGTGCATCATTTCCTGTTGCTGTATTGTTAAGAGATTCTGCAATCTCTACAGTATCCACAATTAAAAAGTTTACTTTTAAATCACCATCTGTGCCCCATGCTGTTGGGTTGCTGTAACTTAATGGAGAAAGATATGTTGTATCAGAGATATCAATTCCTGTTTCACCTCTATAGTCTAAAATTACTCCACTTGCTGGTCTGTCATATGTATAACCATCAAAGTCTGTGTAGTATTCAAAAAATACTAAATTCTTAGGCCCAACAAAATCATCATACTGTAATGGTTTATCAGGAACTAGGTCCTCATCTGAATCTATTGGTGCTACTTTTACTTTTCTAGGGTCTACATATCCGTCAGGTTCAGTAAATGTGTCTGATATTACCCATTGAATGTCTTCGTCTAGTTTGTCTTTATCATTTAGATAAATTACGTTTACTTTATCAACACTAAAGTTAGAACTGCTGTCTTGTGCATGTAAGAACCCTGTAGCATTTTGTACACCTGTGTATGTTAGTGTTCCTGTTTGTGCTACAGTATTTGCATTTGATAATATTAATCTCCCTGTGGAGTCTGCATTTGCTGTACCACCTGTCACACCAAAAGAATATCCTTCACTATTTGCAAATGCCTTGTAAAACTCAACTACTCCAGTACTGGTGTTTTCTGCTTTGTATATAATGTTGCCTGTGCTGTCAAATAAGTTATATCCAAAAGTAGTGTTATCAAAATTAATGGTAATATTTGCAGGGAAATGTTCTATTCTTCCTGAAACGTTTGCTATTGTTACGTTTGTTCTTTCTTCAAATACGGTGTTGTCTTCATAGAAAGTGTTAATGTTTATTTTTGCTTCATCAACAAAACTATTGTTTGCAATTACATTGGCTCCTGAATCACCACCTCTTAAAATACCAAATGTACTTTGCCATTCCACTTCCAAATCGTACCAATAATAATTTCTACTTCTTAAAGGTATCATTGGAACTGTAGTATTAGGTGTATACCTGGCGCCTGTTTCCTGGCTCTCCCATTGTTCACCTTTATTATCGTTATCGTTGTCATACCATTTAAATACTTCAGTAACACCAGGTTTTGTATTTAATGTGTTAAACGTAATGGTATCTCTTACTGCCTTAGTAGTATTGTCTGTAACTTTAGTACTCTTTACGTTATAAAACTTTAAGTCTTCCTTACTTTGAACAACATAATCTAGACCTCTAACTGTTACATTATAACTATAAGAGTCTGTTGATATAGGATTATATTTAAAATGTACTATATAACTTGCGTCAGCATTTGTACCGGAAGTATCTTTGGCATTAGCAAAACTGTAATCTGGTAGTACACCATTTGAAGGTAAAGATAAATTTTCGTTTTGTATAATGTAATATTCATCTAAAGATGGATCATATCCTAAACCGAAATTTCTCTTGTTATTTAATTCTGTTATAATTTGTGATTGTTCGGTAGCAGTAAATGTTTTTCTTAAACTTGCAATAATTTCGTTTGCCTTCCAGCCATTCGTTACTGATGAGCTTATTGTAATTGGTCCTGTAGATGTACTTAATCCACTTGATAATTGTCCGTTATTATCAATCCTTGTTAATCTTACCCATTTATAATCTGACACATTTTCCGGATTAACAAATTTTACAAAATTGTTTTCCTTAAACATTGATGTATCTGCTGTAGTATTAATTAATACACTTGTAGTTACAACTTCATTTGCTACGGTATTTTCTGTTAGATAGCCTGTATTGTTTGTGGCCATAACTGGTAGTGTAGCCCAGTTTATTGTTCTACCACTTGTATCAAACGTTGCTGGTGATGTTGCTATAACACTTTTTCTTAAAGTATCATATGTAAAGTTATTTAATGATTGATCCTTTAAATATAAAGGCAGGATACTATTAACTACTTCTGTTGCTGTATTGTTTTCATTTATAGTAAATGTTTCAGAAATATTATTTACATCAGCATATAAAATACCGTCTTCTGCATAAGTTTCTATGCTTTGGAATGTACCAGTAGGATCAGTAATATCTATATACCTACTATGCCCTGCATGTGTTCTATTTGTAGCTCTTATTTTTTTAAGATTAGATGATTGACTAGCCGGAAATGTTTGGTAGTCCTGAGCACTAACCATTCTGTTTTGTGTATAGAATGTTTCAGGAGCATTTGCTTTTACATTTGTTAATGTTTCTGCAGGTAAACTATTGTTTACTGATGATTTTAATCCAAATGTTAATGTTAAATTATGTTGTTCGCCTGAAGCATTTTCGTAAGGTAAGGTAACACTTAAATTAGTTGCGTCGTCTGGTTGTATGCTATATGACTCTGGATCACTAGTTCTGTACCAAGCTCTAAAAACACCATTAGGAATGTTTCCAAAGTTGCCGTCTGGAAATCTTAATCGTATGCCATTATTGTTAAGGTTCTCAACAGCATATAAATTTCTACTATTAAGTTGTTGGCTATTGTAGTTTAAAGTTTGTCCTACAGTATTTGGAATCTTTGTCCATTGGTTTAATACTGTGCCGCCTGTAGTAATTTCTTGTAAGTAAACATCAGTCTCATTAATATTAGATATGTTTATATCTTGTACTCTGCTTACCACAGGTGTGGTAAAGTTAAAGTCTTCAAATGCCAATGTGCCTTGTTTAAATAATAAAAAGAATCCTGTGTTGTTACTTGCTATTCCTTGTCCATCATTTCTATAAAATAACCCAAAGTTATTTGTAGGGTTTGGTTCTTGCTCATAAAAATACTTTCCGTCATAAAAATCACCATTTACAATTTCGCATGTTCTGTTTACACCATTTGCATTTACTGTAAATGAATAGGATATCGGTGAACCTATAGTTGTATTTAAATTATATTTTTCTGTATTAATATTTGCAACTTTACCTGTCTTAACAGGAGCAGTAAATCTATTTGTGCTACTCATCGCTGAGTTAAGTATTGTAATAAATTGTTCGTAACTGTCAGGGTTATTTGCGTCGTCCCAGAAAACTTTAGTATTACTTAATTGTGTTCCTTGACTATCTACTAATGGCTCTGTGGTTGTTACAGCACTAAGTTTCATTAATCCACTTGCTGTTATATTTCTTTTAGGATTATAACCTAACATTCTTGCTAATTTAAATACTGAGTCTCTTCTTTCTGCTGTTTCCAAAAAGTTTTCTCTAGTATTAACATCCATTCTGAAGGAAATACTTGTACTTAAAAATGCAAGTAATTCTAGGATTGCAATAAACTCTGAACTTTCAATGTAGTCGTTAAAGTTTTCGGGAAAATTTGTTCTTATATAATCAACTAAAGTTGTTCGTATTGTATCAAAATCATAAGCCTGAAAATCTACTTGGCTGAATGCCTTATAGGCAATTTTCCAATCTTCTGCGGCAAATAAATTGTTTTGTCTATTTACTGATGCCATTATTCACTATCTCTATTAGTAACATATTCTAAAAACAAACTATCATCACTGTTAAGTAATACATATCTTATTTTTACTTCTGCTTGTATTGTATGATCTAAAATTGTTAAAATTGTTTCTTGGAACTGGACTCTTGGATCACTATTAACAATACGCTCAATATCTTCTTTAATTATTTCTTGTGTTTCAGGATCTTCCGGTTCCATAAGATAATCCCATATAACACTTCCAAATGTGGGTCTCATTACTCTTTCACCTATTCTGGTATAAAAGTGATTTAGCAGATCTCTTTTAACTAAATCAGCATCAGTCAGAGTATATGGTGCCCTAACTTTATCTACTGTACTAAATCCTTTAAACAATGTTGCCATACAAGTATTTATCATATTCATTATAACAAGTTTTAATTAATAGTTGACTTATATAATTTTTGTAGTATACTAGGATAGTGAAAAATGCAATCTACTTACATGGTGCAAATGCCAGCCCAGAAAACTTTAATTATTTTACTTTAAAGTTACCTGAGCATAAATTTATGGCTCCAGCATATGATATGGAAGACGATCCTTTTGATATCGTAGAAATATTAAGAATTCGTAAAGAAAGAGAGTTTGGAAAAGAACCTGTTGTAGTTGTAGGGCATAGTTTTGGCGGTTTAATTGCTAGTTGGTATGCTAGTGTATACCCTAGGCGTGTTAAACACTTAGTAACTATTGCTACACCTTGGGAAGGCACACCAGTTGCTAGAATATTTGGTATGTTTTTTAAAGGCAAAGTTTTCCAAAATACAAAACCTGGTGCAGAAGTGTTATCATTATTACAGGAAAAGAATTTTAATGGTAAGCATACTAATATCATATGTACCAGAGGTTCTAATCCTGTTGCAGGACTAGGTGGCAAAGCAAATGACGGTATGATATCTTGTGATAGCCAGGGTGCTACACCACCAGGTTTTAAAAACACTCAAAACATCACAATAGAAGCAGGACATAGTGAAGTTTTGTTAAATAATACTGTAACAGACTTACTACAGAATATAATTTTCGAGGAATAAAATGGCTGAAGTTTCCACATTAAATAATACATTAGAAGAAGAACTAAGAATAATGTTAGTTGATAAAAATAATGAGTGTGCGTCTTTAAGAGCTCATATTGAATTACTAGAAAAAGCAGTTGCTGAAGAACAAGAACAAAAGTACAGGTTACTTGTTGAAAATGCAGATTTAAAGAAACTAATAAAATAAATTAGTTTGTAATTCCCATTTCTTTATACTTACGCTCTTTTGCGGATTTTAATAATGATCTTAGTTGTCTAAACGACAAATTTTTACTCTGATCACTTACTCCCAATTCCTCATTCGTTAAGTTTAACCAATCAGGCGTGGTAAAGAGCTCACATTCGTATTCACGTCTTTGTACATAATCCTGTCGTACTACAACATCACTGTCAGGACCTACCTTTCCAGTTCTCCAACGTTTCATTAATGTTGGTACTCTTTCGTAGTTTCCGTTATTTAATTCTAATAACAATTCGCTTTTAGCAAATCTATCTACTCCTATGTGAGTAGCAAAACTTACTAATGCTAATAATTGGTTGTCGCTTATTTGTACTGTTATTAGGTCTGATATAAGTCTCTTAGTCTCACCTAATCTGCTTATAAGACCTAACTGTTGTCCAACTGGTCCTATACCATTAGATACATCTACGATTTTATTTCCTGTTTTTCTGTCTGCGAATATCAAACTAGGTCCATCTACTACCATGTCTACTTGTTTTTCTGCTAATGCATCTTTTACTGCTGTAAAGTTTTTTGATGTAACTCCCATAGAACCCATAGGCTCTCCAGTAACCCCATCATATATTTCCCGGTAGTCTCCAACTTTTCCTTTTAAGAGGTCTGCATGGGTTCTTAAATCATTCACTGCGCCGCTAATTTCACTAGCCCTGCTTTGAAGTTCGTTTACTGAATCCACAACACCTGTAATTTTATTTTTCATTTCTTTTATTTGCAGTGAGTCTAGATCTATAGGTAAGTCAAAATCATTTAAACTAAATTGCCCTAGTCTTGCTTCTAGTTCTTTCAAATCTTTAGCAACACCTATAACTTTATCTCCTAATGCATTGCCTGTGGGGAACCTAAATGCAGGAATGGCTATGCCTAATGCCGCCATTAAACCTGACATATTCTTTATACCCATTAAATTTTTCATACTTGCTGGTAAGAAATTGCTAGCCATTCCTGTAATGCCTTCCATATTTGGAATCATGCCAAGAGCAGAGTCTATGGCTCCACCAATTTGATTGCTTACCGATCCTAATCCATTTCCTATTGCCGAAGATATATCTGATGCTGTACCTACTGCTCCAGATGCCTTATCGGCAAAGCCATTTCCTTTTTTATCTCCTTCAGGCGTTACAGCGTCTGCAGGGTTATCATCTCCTGCTTCAATTTGATTTGGTAATGTTTCTTTATCTGCGTTCTTATCCTCTCCTATTGACGAGGGATCTTCTGTGGTTGGGTCAAACTGTCCATGCCCATCGTATGGTTCAGCAGTTATTAATGTCCCCACAATGGTACTTATTTTTGTTTTTTTACCTGGCCTTTTACCACCACTAGTCAATACAACATCACCTTCCCGGTCGTATTCAGGTGGATCACTGGGTTGATCTTCTATTTCGTTTCCATCTAACGAAGGTGCAGAAACTTTTAATGCTTCTAATCCTTTAAGTACTGGTGCAGGCCCTGTATTTAAATTTATTATACCTCCAGATATTCCTGTTAGTGCTGATGTAACTCCTACTGAGGGTGCGGCAATGCCTACAACACCAGCGACTGCTTTTATATCTACACCCATTGTTGTAGATGTGATAGACGTTGCTGTACCACTTGCTGTCTTTAGCATGTTACCACAGTTAATGTCTATGTCGCCGCCTATAGCAGATAGTTGAGCATTACGAGTTGCTAACATACCCATATCTGCGGCCGCATGAAAATTTATATTTCCTCCTGAACCTAATGGTGGCAATCCTAATTTTCCTAATTTAACTCCAGTATAATCTCCTGCTATATTATCTCCTGCGGCTTTTACTCTTACGTTTTGGCCTGCTTCAATATTAATATCATAGTCTGCTCGTAAGTTAAAATTCTTTTTAGCTCTTAGGTTAAGATCACCTTCTCCAAAAACATTTATATTACCAAGCCTGTCTAACTCCACCCATGCTTTTCCGTCTTTATTGATCATGTAAATGGAGCCAGTTACATCATCTAATAATATTTGTTGCCCTTTACCGGATCGCAATCTAATCATTGAACTGGTTGTTTCATCATCCATTACAAACTGATGTCCTGCCCCAATAACTGTTGTGCCGTCTTTACCCCTAGGGCCTTTTGTAAGTATTCCTACTAGTGAACTAGGTGTCTCTCTTCTTGCACCTTGCGTTCCTGCTCCTCTTATGTTGTCATTTATAAGGCCCTGCTTAGTAATTGCTTCAGCCATATCATGGTGTACTGGTCTCAATATATTGTTATGGCCTTTTTGTTCAGAGTATTTGTTTTTTTCTGCCGCAGGGAGTAAAAAGTTTCCTCCTTGAAAAGTCTTCCCTGCAGGTATGCCAGGAATCATATGATTAAAATCTGGTGGTAAAACGTGACTTAATATGTATCCGTGTTTGGTGTTACCGTCAGCAAATGCAACCAGAACCATACTTCCAACATCTGGTGGTGAGGTCCACATTCCGTAACTTTGTTGTGTATTTTCATACTTTTCTGTGTCGTTAGCATTTAGATTATCTATGTTAGAAATACCGCCAAACGGTGTAGAAAATCTTACCTTTTTTATTGATTTTACTTTTGTGCCAGTAGTTTTATGTAATTGTGGGATTTCAACATCTACCGAACCTGTATAGAAACTGTCTTGATTGTTTACAATTTTAGCAAGAAAGATACCATTATCTAAATGATCAGGTTTATCAGGCTCAGGATTATGAAATGTGGTCCCTAAGATCTGCTGTGAATAATCTCCTTTCTTACCCATTATCTAATTCCTTTTTCCTTGATATGTAACCGTCATATTCTTCTTGAGATATTTTATTACTCTTAAGAAGTTGCTCTGGGCTTTCTTTAGAGTTAGCCATAGCGCCTTTAACAAGGTAATATGGGTCTGTTCTAAATCTTCCGCCTTGAGCATCTATATCTGACTGTGTTAAATTACCATCTTGGCTTCGTGCTGTAAACCCTGTTCTTTCTGTATCAACATAACTAAAATTATGTAACCTACCAACTTGATCTAAATTAATGGCTGTTTCTTTTACACCTTCTACATCCATTTTATATTCACCTGAATCAAAATTATGTGTAACCTTTTTCACTTGATAAATGCCTGACAAAAAGTATGATGTGCCATCATTCTTTTGATCCCATAAACCGGTATTTGCATCTTCATCCTCGTTATTGGCGTCAAACAGCCTTGGGGAATTCATACTAAACAAGAAAAAATTATCTCTGGTAGTTGTTAAGTAGTTATCACTGTCACCAGATGTTTCTTTAGTATTACTGGTTGGTTCTCCGGCAGGCATTTTATTAACACCTGGTGCTAAAGGCTCCTTGCCTAACCACCACGGGTCTCCCCTTAATGTTAAGTCAAGTTTCATTAAGAAGTCTATTGCTTGGTGTTGGTCGTAAAGATATGTAAACAAGTTATTTTTAATTCCCTTGGTTGTTCCTACTTTTGCAAAGCCTGATTTAAATTCTTCTCTATACCTTAATGCTATACCATTTTTTGATGATCCTTCTTTATCATCGCTATCGTCTTTAGTATGTTGGTCTTTAAAAAGTAGACCGCCGTCTTTAAGTTTTTCTGCAAATTTTTGTTGCCCTTGCAAACCTAAATCACCACCATAAATAAATCCTGACTCTTTAGGAGAGAATTCATCTACTTCTGTTGTTACGTTTTCTTGAGCTTGGGCTTTTCTTCCTGGGGTAAGTGAGTCTGCTATCGCCTGAGCACTGACCTGATCTGATAAAATATTTTTTAATTTTTGTGCAGAAGCACCTACTTGGTTATCTATAAGATCTTTTAATTGTTCGGAGTTAAAGTTAGCGGCTTGTCCTATTAGATTTAGTGTGCTTTCTGCTGTATCTTTAAGTTCTTTAAGTGCATCAAAGAAACCCATACCATCTTTTTTAGCGGCTTCATTTAATTTGTCTATACCACCGTCTTTTGCACTTTCATTTTTAGGTACACTATTTGAATTTAAAACACTCGACGCATTTAAACTTACATCTCCTAATAATCCTCTTTCTTTAGGTAGTAATAATGCAATACCTTCATTATATTGAATATTTACATCTAAAATTTGATCGTTCCTTCCTGTAAATATATATTCGTATGCTTTTCTAACATGCATTTGATTTACACGTTGTCGAGCTTCTTCTTTTGTAATTTCCGCAGTTTTAATAATTTCTTCAGGTAGTGCCGCAATATCTGATCTTGGACTTAGGTATGTTTCAGGTATAAAGTATGCTGTTTTTTCGTACTCTTTACGTTCAGGTATAAATTTTCCATACCCAACACTTGTATTCAGCCTGTACCACATTACTTGTTTATTAATGTCCACATCTGTTTTAGATGGATCTAATTTAGATCTATTGGATTTTTCCATAAACTCTTTGTTCATGGAAAGTATAATACCAACCGCTTCTTCCATTTTCATTTGCTTTCTGAGATCTATAGAAACTGCATTATCGTCTGCATCTTTATCATCACTGTTAGATTTTTTTCTAGGCTTTTTAGTTTTTGCTTCTGCTTCTACCGTATCCTTTGCTTCAGATGTTTCTGGGTTAATAACTTTTGCAACGTTTTCTGCTTGTGCTACATCTAAACTTTGATCATTTAAAAGTAAACCAGGCACAGTTTTTGTAAGAGACCCACCTTGAAAATCTTCTGCAGAAAAGGTAAAAGTATCAGATTCAGTATCTGTTGTACCAGCAGGGCCAGGTAGACCAAAACTTATTCTTTCTACTTTGCCATCTTTTTCTTTTTCTGCATTTACTTGTTCTTCTAGGTCTGCTAACATTTCATATATTGAGCTACCTGAAATAGTAAATAATCTAGATAGCCTATTGAATTTATCCGCAGATGCAACATCGTCTTTTACTACTGTTTCAAATTCATATGTTGAGCCACCACCATCTACATTCATATTAAAGTTTTTAAGTAACAAAGGAAAAATATACGGACCTTTTATAAGTTGTGGTTTGCCACCTTCTTCAACATTCCATGTGTATTGATTCATGTCTGATTCTTTGTAACCTACAAAATTAATCTCTAGAAATAAAGGACAATCCATTGCGTCTGCAGGCATTCCTAAGTATGTTCTGGCTCTTACTATTTGGTCAGGGAAATCTGCGGCAAGTGGCTGTGTAATTCTAAAATTACATATTGATTGTTCGTTGCCTACAGTAATAATTGATAGACTGTCTATTCCAACCTCAGTTACACCTGTTTGTGCAAGTACTACTGTATTTTCTGGTTTGTCTCTGACGCTGTCATTAAGCCAACCAGTACCACCTGATTGTAGTTGTCCACCACCTTCTGTGTCTTCTACTGCTGTGCTTTCATTACCTGCACTAGTAGTTGCTGTACCAGGTGCTATCATATAAAGTTTCAGATTATATGTAGCATTGTCAAAATCATCTAATTCATTAGATAATACTTCACCTACATATTCATTAATAGCAATATTTTTAGGTTTTTTAGAGTTTGTTTCAGGGGGTTTTACAGGTCCCTCAAAAGCCATAGGGTTTGTGGAGTAATCTTTTTGAGGGCTACCACTTCCATTATCTGTATGGTATCCATAATTTTCTGGTATACCCATCTTACCCTCCTGTGACTGCTTTTACTGACTCTTGGGATGGTAGTTTTATTTCTATACCGGATTTAAAGTCTCTAATAGGATCAATCAGTATGTCAGGGTTTCTTAATGCAAATACCCACCATAATGATGTTGAACCATATAATTTTAGAGCTAAAATGTCAGGTCTATTATTAAATTCTGCAGATATCACAAAGTCTTCGTCATATATGCCTTTAGGCATTCTGGGTAGATTGTTTACATCTAAATACTCACCTTTTGTTCCAGCATTCTTTAGAAAACTATTTTTACTATGAAATAATGCCATTAAATAAATCCGTCTGAGTAGGCGGCTCCTGTTGTGAGTCCTGTAATATCAAATTGCTTTCTAAGTTTCTTAGGTGTATAATTTACTGACATATTGATTGAAACCAATGCGGCTGTTGGTACATAAGTTACTGTATCTCTACTTCCCATTTTGTAATGTACCGGAACGTAGTCCACATCTTCTGAATACTGTATAGAATAATCTTTTACAATTACTGGAACTTTATTAAATCCATGCTCTCCCAGATATTCAAATAATAATACCGGAGGCGGAGTTCCTGCTACACCTTGTGCCACTGCGGCATCACCTGAATAACTTTTTGTTATTACTTTTAAAAAATGCATGATTGCCAACATATACCTTGCTTCATCAATATTGTTTGCTGTAAATTCTGCGGCAATAGGTAATTCAGGCGGTCTACTATTTTGATATGCATATATAGGATAATTCATGCCTTGTAAATCATATTGTGTATAATTTGTTCCAGCCGCAACAAATATTTGCGGTGTATATTGCCATATTAACCCGTTTGAATTTATAATAGGCTGTAGTATGTTAGTCCCCTCATTTTCGTATGCTGTTCCGTATACATACGACTCACCACCTCTTTTAGGTCTTAATCTTGCTCGCCAATCGTAATTTTCTGATATTTTATCCTGATTTGGGATTTCAAATGCTGAAGACATAGATGTTTCTTGTGCTATCTGGTCCCTTAGTTGAAGCTCACTCAAATTTCTTGCACCAAAAAGTAAATTTTGATCTGGGTTTCTAGGAGGATTATTTAGCCCTGGTAGGAAATTACCTAACCCAGTATTGCTCAATAACCCACCTGCTAAACGTCTAGCAACTGGATTTCTTATTCCACCAATCTTCTGGTTGGCTAAATTACCTAAATATCCTTGTGCAATGTTTTTTAAAAATCCCGGCATTTTGTCTCCTATACATCTATTTATCAGTTTTATTAAAGCATGTTATAATAATTCCTATAAACTTCTCCAGTTTTTAGTAATTCTGGTAAATATTAATTGACAATACACAGGTAATGTGTATAATAACACAATATAAATGAACGATAATTTTGAGGAGAGTTATTAATGGCACAGCCTAAAAAAGTAAACTATCTTAATAATAAAGATATTCTAAAAGAAATTCACAAGAGTAAAATGACATACTGCTGGATAGCAGATGAAAAATATCATGGTTTTGATATTATACTGGAAGACGTTAAAAAGATCAACAGAATCAGTATAAAAGCCGCAAGGGAAAATAAAGCCGCAAGAATGCAGTATGATGCCTATCAGGCCGCAATGGCAGAACATGATCCTAAAGATTACAGAAACAAACCTAAGCAAAAAGAATTTGCTGTAGATCCTAAAAGCATAGATAAAGAAGATTTAATTTTCCGTGTAATGGGTATGGATCACATTCCACTAGAACCAGGCAGAAAAAAGAATCCTAGGAACGAAGCAGAAACAAAGGCAAAAGTAAACTTTCCTCCATTCAAACATTATGCTTTTGTAAATGACGAACTTAAAGAAGTTGCCAGAAGTCATTGGGAAGGCAGTCTAAGTAATGGCAATTTTAATCCAGAACACGGAAAAATTACAAACAAACTTGGAACAATGTTTTTAAAATTAGTAGAAAGATATTCGCATAGAGGTAACTGGAGAGGTTATACTTATGTAGACGAAATGCGTGGACAAGCATTACTGCAATTAAGTTATATTGGATTACAGTTTAATGAAATGAAATCCGACAATCCTTTTGCATATTACACGGCCGCAGTAAACAACAGTTTTACCAGAGTGCTTAATTTGGAAAAAAGAAACCAGATGATCCGAGATGATATTTTGATTGAGCAAGGGCACTTACCAAGTTACGGAAGACAAATTCAACATGAAAATGAATTGCGTGAGCTTCGTGAAGCCGCAATAGATAACGAAACTTCAAAAACTAGCAACTAATTATGGCCCAACTGTTTAAGACAGCGGCCTGCTTTACGGATATACATTACGGATTAAAGCAGAACAGTCGCTTACATTTAGAAGACTGCCACAGGTATGTGGACTGGTTTATAGCAGAAGCAAAAGCCAGAAATGCAGAAACCTGTATATTCCTTGGTGATTGGAATCATCACAGAGCAAGTATTAGTGTTGCAACTATGAATGCGTCTATTCAAGACTTTAAAAAACTAAATGATGCATTTGAAACTGTTTACTTTATAACAGGAAACCATGACTTATATTATAAAGATAAACGTGAACTTAACAGTATAGAATATACCAGGGATCTTTCTAACTTTGTTATGGTAGATGAACATTTCCTACAAGATGATGTTGCTATTATACCTTGGTTAGTAGGAGACGAATACAAACAAGTTGCAAAGATGAAATGCAAGTATATGTTTGGGCATTTCGAATTACCATACTTTAAAATGAATGCAATGGTAGAGATGCCAGACCACGGAGGCATTAGTGATAAAATGCTGAGTGGTCCTGAGTATGTGTTTAGCGGACACTTTCACAAACGCCAATACAAAAACAATATACATTATATAGGCAATGCTTTCCCACACAATTACGCAGATGTAGGTGATGACGAACGTGGTGCTATGTTCTTAACATGGGGCGAGGAACCACAATATGTAAATTGGACTGAATGTCCTAAATACAGGGTCTTTACACTTAAAGAATTATTGGATGATCATCAAAATTTATTAGATGAATATACTTTTGCAAGAGTAAAGTTAGACGTAAGTATCAGTTACGAGGAGGCAAATTTTATACGAGAAAAATTTGCTCAGCAATATAACGTTAGAGAACTACAATTAATACCTATAAAGGAGGAAGAGGAGTTCGAAGGTGGAGATATAACATTTGAAAGTGTTGATCAAATAGTGCTACAACAATTAGATACAATCGAAAGTAACACAGTACAAAAAGACCTGCTAGTGGAAATTTATAATAGTATTGAGGTATAATGTTAAAGATTAAAAACGTATCAGCAAAAAACTTTATGAGTGTTGGCAACAACACACAGGCAGTTAATTTTGATAACTGCCAACTTACACTTGTACTAGGTCATAACTTAGACATGGGCGGAGACGGTAGCAGAAATGGTACTGGCAAAACTACTATAATAAATGCACTCAGTTATGCATTGTACGGTGAAGCATTGACTAATATCCGTAAAGATAACCTTATAAACAAAACAAACGGCAAAGGTATGATAACCACAGTTGAGTTTGAAATACAAGGCAAAAAGTACAGAATAGAAAGAGGAAGAAGACCTAATATTTTAAAGTTTTACATAGATGGCGAAGATGCTATAAGTGAAGAACAACAAGGCGATAGCAGAGAGACACAAAAAGAGATAGAAAAAATTATAGGCTTTCCACATAATATGTTTAAGCATTTAATTGCATTAAATACCTATACTGAACCTTTCCTTGCTATGAAAAATAATGACCAAAAGGACATGATTGAGCAGTTGTTGGGTATTACAGAATTATCTCTTAAAGCAGAAGTGTTAAAGGAAAGACAAAAGTTTACTAGAGATAGTATTAAAGAAGAAGAAATTACGATCAATGCCATAGAGGCAAGTAATAAAAGAATAGAAAAAAACATTACTGAAATAGAAAGTCGTAGTAAAGCCTGGGAAATAAACAAAGAAAATAAATTAAACGAATTAGGCATAGCAATAGTAGATATGGAAAAACTTGACATAGAGCAAGAACTAAAAAACCATAAATTGAAAACAGATTTAAAAGAAAAAAGAAGTACTAAACTAACACTTGAAACGGAATTAAAAAGATTAGATACTAGTTTAAATAGAAGTAATGATAAATTAGACCAACTTAAAAGTGATTTAGAGAGTGCAAAAGCAGGTGTGTGTCCAGCATGTGAACAACCTACTGCTCATTTAGATACACATGAAGAATACACAAAAGAAGTAGAAGATAAAATTGTTGCTGAAGAAGTATACAATAAAGAAATAGTAGAAAGACATGATGAAGTATTATTGGCTGTACAAGATTTTACTGATATAGACCAAGATCCTTTAACAACTTATACCACTTTAGAAGAGGCATTACAGCATAAACATAATTTAGAAACTATGCATAGCCAATTGTCTGATAAAGCAGAAGAAGTAAATCCTTATATAGAACAAATAGAAGGATTGCGTACAACAGGTATACAAGAAATTAGTTTTGATATAATGAACGAACTAACTCATTTACAAGAGCATCAAGACTTTTTATACAAACTTCTTACTAGCAAGGATAGTTTTATCAGAAAGAAAATTATTGACCAAAATATTGCATATATGAACCACAGACTTGGGTACTATTTAGACAAACTTGGTCTGCCACATGATGTAAAGTTTAGTAATGACTTAGGTGTAGAAATTACAGAATATGGCAGAGACTTAGACTTTGATAATTTAAGTAGAGGCGAACGTAATAGGCTTATACTTGGTTTAAGTTGGGCATTTAGAGATATGTACGAAAGTTTAAACAGACCTATGAACCTAATGTGTATTGATGAACTTGTTGATAGTGGTATGGATAGTATGGGTGTTGAAAATGCACTTGCTGTACTAAAGAAAATGCATCGTGAACAAGGTAAGAACATTATGTTAATATCACATAAAGAAGAACTAGTTGGTCGTGTAAACAATGTATTAACAGTCGTAAAAGAAGGTGGGTTTACGAGTTATAATACAGATACTGAGTATGTTGGTTGATATCCATTTAGGGCATAACAAAGATTATACTCTTACTTACGAACTTTTTGATAATAATGTCGCATCAAAGATATGGAAGCGACTTAATAATAAAAATTTTCCTGTATCTCAAAGTAGTCTATTTTACGGATTTGGAGAATCTTCCAAAGATATAGAAAAGAATTTAAATAATTGTATTGCTGAGCTTAAATTAAAAATTCCTGATTTAAAAGTACTGAGCAATGATTTAAATTACCTACATAATTTGTATGTATCACTTCATAATAAACTTTTATCGGAAAAGTATCCCTCGCAAAAAGTACAAACTCTATTACAAAATTTAAATAAATCTATTATTCATTTAAATAGTTTAAAGGGAACTAATAATACTAAAATTTTAGTAAACACGGAAGATACAGGAGAGCCTTTAGTGGACAAAGATTATGACCTGTTTGACCCTAACATGAGGAAAAATTGGTTATATATGAATTATCCACATATAGGTAAACATATTATGGGAATATTTAATTCTGGAGATATTAACATACCTAAAGAACAAATAATTCCTACTTCTGTTTTAAAAAGTAATTTTGTTTGTTGGTTAGACGAAGACGTTTTAGCAGGAAAAACATATTTAAAAAACTTAAATAGATTTCTTGCAAAAATACACAATAAACTTCCGTATCCAATAGATGATAAAAAACTTGCTATTGGTAACATTCCACTAGGCAGATTAACACACGAACCAGATTTATTAGAAATAAAAAGACACAATGTTGTTCATTCAGTAAAAGCATCATGAAAATAGATATCCATTTAGGGCATAACAAAGATTATACTCTTACTTACGAGCTTTTCGATAATCGTGTTGCAAAACGTATATGGGAACGTTTTCAGGAAAATGATTTTGAGTATGTGAGCAGAACACAGTTTTATAATTTTGGTGAAACTGAAGAAGATGTAAAAGCACAGTTAAATAAATCTATTCAAAAAATTAAAGAACTAGATCCAGACATGCCTTTAGATTGGGTCAATGACCTAAATAAACTTCATATTGCCTTCCCTGATAATGTAAAGCAGAGTACCGGCGAGTTACTTCACTGGTGGAGTATGTTTAATTATCACTTGCACCATTTAGAAGATATCACTAGATATCAAAATAAAAGATTTTTAACTTGTTCACATTGTGAGGGAGAGCCATTGCTGGAAGAAGATTATGATCTTTTTTCTCCCACAAGGCTTAAAAACCATTTGTATATGAATTACCCACATGTAGGTAAACACATTATGGAACTAGCAATAGATAATGATGTGGACATACCTGCAAATCATATTGTACCCACGTCTATACTAAAGAATGACCTTGTGGCTTGGTTTGGTAGGAATCTGTATGTTGATAATCATGAGAAAGTCGTTAAAGACATTAAAAGATGGTGCGTCAAAGTTAATAACAAACTGCCTTATCCAATAGACGACAAAAGACTTTCTATAGGACATATTCCATTAGGCAAACTAACACATGAACCAGATTTAGAAACTATTGCGAAATACCAATATTTCCATAGTGTTACATGTTATTAAGTCCTTCGGACTTTTTAAGTCTTCGTTAATTCGTTTCGTTTCACTCAACTCATTTACTCGACTTAAAGTTTTTTAGGTTTAACCGTTATCACGAAGGTAAGAGTCATAATTCTCCTATAAAGGAGAATATGTCATCACGATGGGTCATCGTCATCGTAAACTCGGGTGCTATTAGGAACCAGTGAGCCTTCTGTCCCCATACACTACCGTCTCATCTCACGGAAACACTATAACCTAGTTACGTTTAGTTATACTGTTTGTAGGTTGCTTTTTCTCATTGCCTACATCCTTTTAATACTGATTGTCGTGTGTTTGTATCTTTGCCGCTATACATCTCTAAATCTCGCACCAGGATTACTGGATTGTCGAAGAGTCCGAATTATAGCCTCGGTTGGGGCCGGTGTATAGTCCTATGTGTGCCTATGATATGCCTTGATGTGAATTGTGTTCTAACTTGCGTTTTAACACACCTACTTATAAGGTCTTTAAGGCCTCTTTAAGGATTTTTGAACCACCTACTCTGACGTTGATAATTCCGTTATAATAGTCATCAGTTTCAAGTACTCGCCTTTCAAATTGCTCTCGGGCTTCTATGTAACTTGCTACTCCTCTACTAGGACAATAATACAATATTTCTCTACGAAACTTATCCTCTCCTAGCTCTACAACATCATTGTTTAAATGATCACTACTACCCCAATAAGTACGCCAGTCACTTTCTTTAGTGCCACGACGTTTGTTCTTTTTTCCTTTTAGAGGTGGTTTGGTTGTTTTAAATTTTGCTAACTTTTTGCCAACATACTTTTTGTCGTTAGTTAAATTTGTTATTAAGTAAACAAATGCTTCGCAGTCTTCAGGTAATTCCGTAACTTCTTTATTATTATAGTACCAGCTCATTATAAATCTTCTGTGCCAGATTGATTATTTTTCTTTTTAAAGTAATTATTTAATGTTTTTACATACATGTTTCTTTCATAAGGACTCATGCCCCAAAGTTCTGCATAAGTTACTTTTCCTTCTGAGTAAATCAGAGTTTCCATAATGTTTTTAAATATGGCCTCTGAGTCTTTTTTGAGCTTCTCTAGGAACTTGAGGATTTCCTCAGGTTCGGCCCTTGCTAGGAAGCCGTGAAAAAATTTACAGGATCGAACGATATAGGTGCTTCAAAGGTTTCATTGCATTCCTCACATTCAAATTGCATTGATTTATTGATACCTATTTTATTAATTTCTGTAACTTGCTGTTCTATAGCATTTCCAATTGATGCTTCACAGTTATCTAAAAACTCTCTTATATGGCCACGGTCTGTAACAATGTTATCTTCTATTTTTATAGAATGTACAGCATCTACTATCAATGTGTAGTTCATATCTGCCATCCTCATAAAGTTTTCATTAAAAACTTTTAATTTATCCATATCATCTGGTATATCTGCGAGTGCCTGCAAACTTCTTGTGCTCTGAAAACTGGCAATACCTGCCGTAATTGTGTTTTCATACTTAAATGGTTTTATTTCTATTTCTAAATCTTCAAATTTAACTGTGTAAACTTCATCTAAAATAGCCATAGTTTCTATAGCACCCTCGACACTTGCTACGCCTGAAATCGTTTCTTCACAAGTAGGACAAGGAGTTGATACTTCTATATCGTCTCCATGTGTTGCGCCTTGGATTGCAACTAATAGTACATCAACGTCATTTGAAATAAGTTGATTTACTTTTTTAACATTTGGTACGCAACTAGATATTAGTTGATTTATTGCTTCTCCATTAAGTAAAGCATCCGGGTTTTTCATAATAAGCTCGTCTTTGGCTGTCATAGGAAAAATAGGAAGTTCACCTGAATCAGGATAGTCTAAAATATCAGATGTGTAAAACTTACCTCCTGATGGTATCTTTACATACAATTTTGGCGATCTAAAATGACCGCTTAAAGGATTTGGTGTATTTGACATTCTATTAAAACTCCTGTTAATTAATATGATAAATATATAATATGATATTTATTCACACGACTATTTATCATCATTAAAACTAGTGTTTATAGGAATTTAGGTAAATGGCAGATATTACTTTTGAAGATGGCGGAGGTAACCAGAGAGTGGTACCCGAATGGGCCACTGAAAGTACGTTACAGCGATTAGTAACAGCCTTAACAGGAAAACAATCTAAAGAACAGCAAAAGAAGACAGAACAAGCGTTCAGAGATCTAAGTGATGGTCTTGGTGATTTAGGAGACAATCTAGAACAAGCAGGAAAGGCCTTTAAAAATTCTAGTGAACAAGTTGGCGATAGAGCTGGTGAATTCATAGGTAAAGTTGTAGACAAAACTGTAGGTGTTGCTTTGCTGACACTTGGAACAGCCGCCGCAGTTACTACAGCAAGTTTAACAAGGTTAGGCACATCATTAAACACTCTTAGCCAATCAGGTTTAGCTCTTTCAGGTAATACAATACAGCAGATAGCATCTTTGAATGAACTAGGACTTAGTACAGATGATGTAACTAAGTTAATGCTGGAAAATTCTCAAGCATTTAGATCGTTAGGAAGCACCAGCAC